TTACGCAGCGCCGCGGCCGCGCTTGATCCACTTCACGCCGACCATGATGCCGACGGCCGTGATGGCGATGGCGAACATGACGGTCGAGTATGTGCCGACCGAGGTGGTGATCGCGGTCAGCTGTGCCGTCGCATCCGGCAACGTGACGCCATCCGCGAACGCGGGTTGTGCGACGGCACCGACGCCGATCGCCGAAGCGCCCAGCAACGCGGCCTTGCTCTTGAGCTTCATCAACATGACTTTCTCCAATGACCGGAAATGCAAGGACGCGAGGCCGGCCCCTCGACGTTCGTTAGGCCGCGTTCAACGCGTCCGTGAGCTGCTTGTACTTGAAGCCGAAGGCCCACCCGAGCACCCAACACCCGAGCAGCAAGGCGATCGCCGCGGCGTAGCTCATCGGGTCCCCTCCTTCGGGTGCTGACACACGCACGGCTTCTTGCCGCGCTCCGCCGCCTCGCGCACGCGGCGAAGCCACTCTGGGTCCACCTTCGGGGCGTTCGTCGATCCTGGCGCGTTCTGCGCGGTCCTGGCCGCATCGGCGACGACGGGCACTGCCGACAGCGCGCCGGCGAGCATCAGGGCAGCGATCACTTCGAGCTCCGCAAATCCATGAAGAAGTACACGAGGCCGAGCACACCCACGATGCCAATCAGCAGCAGCGCGCCCCAAGCGAAGAGCCGCAACAGCGGCGCGAAGACCGTCCAGGCCGAGATCACCGCATCCTCCCGCCGATGAAGCCCAGGCCGAAAGCGATGACCGCTCCCGTCGTCACCACCCAGAAGCCGACCTGCGTCGCGTCAAGCGGGATGGTGCCGGGCGACGACCCCGTGTCCCCTGTACACCCCCCAGCACACGTACCGGTCACGAGCATCAATCCCGAGTAACTGCCCTGCACCCAATAGCCCGTCGCGGTGTAACCGCCCGTCGCATACACGGGCGCCGACACGCTCGTCAGCACCATGGCTCCAGGCTGCGCGTAGAAGGTGTTATGCGCGTCGACCGCCGCCTGCGCCGCGGCCATCGCACTGGGCCCCTGCCCGAAGCACGGTGTCCCGTTCCCGCAGTCGAACGAGGTCGTCGTCGTCGACCACTGCACCGTGTCGCTAGCGGACGCCTCGTCGGACAGCACCAAGCCAACGAGCAACGCCACAAGCAACACGAAGGTCATGCCCGCGTCCGCCAGGACGGCCAACAGCCCACCCTCCCCACCGTGCTCCGCGAGCGCATCTTCATACCGCGCCTGACGCTCTTCCTCGGCGCACCACTCGTCGCTGTTCATCGCCTCCACTCCCCCGCCGCGTGAGCGGCGTGTTGCGGCCCTATCCAGCCCATCGAGTGGGCGAACTTCGCCACGCCCAGGAGGAGGAACGCGACGGCGAGCCAATGCCAGCCCCTCATGCGGCCTCCCGATTCCAGTACCAACTCGGCGCCTCGACCTGGCGCAGCTCGATCTCGCGCACCTTCGGCGCGAACTTCAGCACCGTGGGTCGCGCGGCGATGTCGATCCCGTACGGCAAGAGGCGCCTCCGCGTGCGATAGAACGTCGCCGTGCTGCGCATCCGTGCCTTCACGTCCTCACCGGCCATGAACTGGCGCGCGATCCCCGCGAGCCGAAAGTCGGGTCGACCGGATGGCGTGGTCATGCCCTCGAAGTTGAAGGCGTCGACGTCGCTCGACACCCTGGTCAGAAACCGCGTCTTGTCGCCGAACAGCTGCGTAACCTTGTCCATCGTGATCGCCCCCGCGTATCCCATCTCTGCCGCTCTCAAATGGTCCCGCTTTAGCCGGACCTCCAAACGCACGATTCCCTCGTCACAGAGCCATTGGTACAGCTCGCTTTTTCTGATCGCCTTCTTCGCTTCATCGCCCTTCGCGTGGGCGATCAATTCGTCGGCTTTGTCGTAGCACTCGACTTGCAAGCCTCGTCCAGCACCGAAGCGCACGGAGCCTTTATTGACGGTGGTGCCCTTAACACGCTCCACACGCTGTCCTTCGAGCCAGGATAGAAAAGCTGCTCCATTGCTCCGTGATCCGGTGGCGAAGTTGGCGGTGAGGTCAAGTGCGGTGACGGTCGCGCCGGTCCAGCGCCAGAGCCCGTGCTTGGCGGCTTCGAGAGGGGTGGCGGCGCTGTTAAGGCGACGCTCACCGTGGGTGAAGTCGCGTAGTCCGGCAGCTCGACCGATCGCGTTGGCCCGTCGAAAAGTCTCGTCGAAGTCGAAGCCGAAAACATTATCTGGCCGACCCCAACGCCCAGGGTTACCCCTAAGAGCGGCGCGGCCAGCGTGCGAAATAGCCAAGATGCGCGTGTCGAAAGTGCCCTCAAGAACGGCACCCTGCGGAGAAAGCCTCTCAAACGATCCATCGGCGGCGATCCTTGCAACGTAGCCATTGAAGAGGTCCGGGCACCCATCGGCGAACTGCTGGTTGAGGTACAAACGGTCGATGAAGGGCTGCACGATTCTCAGAAAATGAGAAAAGAACCGGGTTGTTATAGGGACCCGGTCAACGGCGAGCGTCGAAATCTTGCTGTGCGTCGGCGCGAAACTCAGCGGCCAACAGCAGGCAAGCTTCGGCGCGCTCGGCGCGGGACGGGGGCAGCAGACCGGCAATCGTGACCAACGCGTCGATCGCGGCTTCGCGATCGACGGGCATGGCCAGCTTGTTGAGCCGGCACGTCGAATGAAGAACGCGGAGGGCTTCTCCGCGTTCCAGGGGCGTCGCGGCGCTCAAAATGGCACCGCGTACTCTTCGAGGAAGCTGACGGCCCCGACGATGCACCGTGCCGCATCGAGATCGCCCATCGCGATCGCGAGCGCCGCAGCCGCGGCGAGCACCTCTATCGCGTCTTGAATCGCGTCGCCAAATTCCTCGGCCAATGCCGAGGGCTCGGGCTTCGACACTCCGGGCCGACTCATTCGACGGCGCGCAGCTGCACGCGCGCGGTGAGGACCTGATCGCCTTCGCGATTCTTGTAGCTGTCGCGGTACCCGCCGACACGCACGAGCACGCGGCACTCGTCGCCGATCTGCCCCTGCTTCGATTTCGCGACGACCAGGACGGCCTGGGGCGAGCTGTACTCGTCCTCCGCCGCCTGGATCAGGCGGTGCTCGAAAAGCTTGCCTTCCTGGCTATCGAACGATCGGACGAAATCGATCTTGCCGACGATCACGGCATGGTTGGGCTTCAGGGACTGCTGCGGCTTGTTGATCTCGGTCGGGACGGCGCTCATTGATGGCTCCACAGGGTTCGGTTAAGGTTTCGGCTGATACCTCGATGGCCAAAACGGCCAACCGAATACTTATCCGGAGTGGCTAACTTATGGACATAGTGAAGACCCTGATTGACGAGTTCTGTTTAACTCGATCTCAGAAGATGCTGGCAAAGGTGTTGCGCACGAACGAACCGCGCGTGAGCCAGTGGAAATCAGGCAGTCGACCGATGCCGATCGAGACGTTTGCGACGCTCGCCGAGCTCGTGCGCGGGGAAGCCGAGGCCAAGGAACTGACGTGGGCCTACGTCAATCGCAAGGTCCCTTTGCTCGAAAAGATTTCCGAGGGTTTTAGAAAGCTGCTACACCTCGGAAAGCCGCGCCGTTATTGGTTCCGCGCGGTGGTGTAGTGCTGCATTTCCAGTCGTCAACGCGCTACAAATTATGCGCAGTGACCACTGGATCAGCGACCGTCCTACTCAAGATCAACACAGCGCGCCGATCAACGGTCATGAAGAGCCCAAATCGACGCTACGGCAACCCCGACGAGTTCGCTTACTACGTCGTCGGCGTCCCCATCAAGACCATCGCGCGCGAGCTGATGCGCGACGGGCGAACGGTTCGCGACTGGCTTTCACGTCGGCGAAAAATCCCGTATTGGGTGCCGGAACTGTTGCGGCTGCGCGACGATGCGCGGGCAGCGATGGTCTATGCGATGACCGCAGCAGCCTATCAGCGACCACGTATCCCAACAGCGCAACAAGTATCCACACCAGCCACACCACCCTTCTGGCTCGCGGCGAACGAGCGGGTGTGGACCGACGAGGAAGCGGCGTGAAGTCGACATCCTCACAGTGCGGCCGACGTCGACGGAACGACTTCGGATCATAGGTCGCTCGACGGACTGCATCGTCGTCGAGCAAGCGATCGGCGCGTGCTCGGTACCACTCGCGGTCTTGGATGCCCATGGCGGGCAAGGATAAGGGCAAGGGCGCCTGTTCGTCATGATCGCGCCGCGAAAACCACGCGGCCCGATCAAGACCGAGCGTGCCTCATCGTGCCGCGTCAACCCCGCTCGTCGCTACCACGACGACCGCTACGCTTCGAGGTTGACCCGCTCAGGACCGCGCGATGGCCTCGAAATAACCGACCAACGCATGTCCGGCCTCAGTGAGCTCAGCCGCCTGGTTGTAATACGGGAAGCCACGGACAAGGCCCTTAGCCCTTAGTCCCTCGAACGCGCGGACCGCATCACGCACGCTATCACCGCAGGCGAGCCTAAGCAGCGTGTCGCGCTGCACGTCAGTCACGGCCAACACGACCCGAGCACCCATGCCTCTCCCCCTATTACGGCCGTAAAGAGGCTAGCCTAACAGGAGATCTGCAAAAAGGCTAGCCTCGGGTCGATCGCTCGCGTGGGGCTAGCCTTGAACGAGATCTCCGGAAAGGCTAGCCTCTCGCGATCGCGTGAACGCGCCACCGGCCTCCAGGCGTCGCCAGTGCCGGAATCGCTCATCGGGCGGGAGCTTCGACAGCAGCTCCACGAGCGGCAGCTTCGGCGTGGATGGGGCGGTCCTGCGGACCACCCCACCCCCACCAAGCCACCACTCGTGCACGCGCTGCCGAAAGGTTTTAGGGGTGGGGAGGTAGCGGCCGCGGAGGTGCCAAGCGGACAGCAGCGAGTGCACGCCGTGCTCATACGCTTCGCTGAAAACCTGCCGCGTATCATATGCCGCATGCAGGTCATCGCCTCGATACATCATGCGATCGGCGACCAGCCCGAGCGGGTTGGTGCCCATGCGCGTCACCGCGTAGTGCGTCCGAGGAAGCGTGCCCTTGAGCCGGCCGAACGAGAACGCCTTCAATAGCCCGCCGATGAAGGGAATCTTCACCTTATCGAACCGGGTCAACCGCACCACGTACTCGACGAGGCCCACGCGCACCTGCTTGTCGATGTCGTCGACGTCGTGCGTGATGAAGTAGCAGTGCCAGCCCTTCTTCCGGCTGTAGCGCAGCCACTCCACGACGGCCGCTCGGCTCTTGTCCTGGAACGTGCGCGCGTTCATCCAAGTGGCCAGCTCGTCGAGCACGATCAAGCCGTTGAAGTCCTCTTCGTAGCTGTCCGGGTTGCCGTGGCCGATCTGATCCAAGTGCTCCATGACCGGCTTATCGGGAATGCGAATGATCGTCGCCTTCGAGCTCGGCGGCATCAGCTCGTCGAGCCTCACGTCGAGGTTCGTCGCGATCCGCAGCTTCTTGAGCAACGCGCGACGCATGAAGGCCACGGCCGTCTTCGACTTGCCGGTGCCCATCTTGCCCGTGATGAGATAGAAGCTCACGTCGCCTTCACGAACCAGTCAAGGCCCTTGGCTTGCCACTTGTAAAGCACGCAGGCCGACCAGGTGGCGAGCATGCAGCCGAGAAACTGCACGGCGTGAGCCGGGATGAACATGCCCAGGCCGATGACGAAGTGGCTAGCAAGGCCACCACTCGCCGGCGACAGAATGCCCGACAGCGCGTTGATACACGCCCGCATGCCGACGAGCAACGAGCCGATGATCACAGCCAGGACGGCGGACGCAGCCACACCCATCGCCGTCTTCTTGGCCATGTACGTGGCCAGGAAGGTCGCAAACTGGCCAGCGATCCCGATGAACAGCGATGCGAGCAGAGGCACGGTCAGCTCCCGTCAATCGTGCGCTTGACCATCCCGATGATGATCCAAAAGGCCGCGAGGCCCCACACGTAATCCATGACCGTGCGCACATCCTCCATCGGCCCACACGGATCGATGTTGCCGATGCCGGCCGGCAAGGCGAAGGGCTGGCACGTCATCTGCACAGGCGCCGTCAGCACGCTCGGCAGCGACGTGTCCTTCGTCGACGAATCGACGATCGTAGGCATCTGGTTGATGCGATCCGTGCTCGGTTGATCAAACGCATTGGCGTTCGGAAGAGGCGTGTTCGCACTGGGCGTGCCGGCCTCATCTACTTTCACGTTGCAATCGTTTCCAACCGCGCCGCATGCAGGGGGCGTGTCGGCCGGGGTCGGCGTGCCTGTGCCGGGCGCGGTGGTGACAACCTGCGGGCTCGAGCTGGTCAATGGCACGCCGTTCGCGTCTTCCTGAACGCTCGTCGTCTGAATGCTCACAGCACACGCGTTGTTGACGCAGCTCGGAATCGCGTCCTGGTGGCTCTGCGTCTGCGTCTGCGGATTCGTGTTCGGGTTCGTCCTCGTGGTCGTAGGCCCGGCCGATGGATTGAGGCTCACCTGCGGCAGCTCCGAGCCCTGCACCGTCCCGCCCGCCGCCGTGATGTCATGGGCGATCAACGGGCCATCGTTCGCGTCGAGCTGCGGCGTCAAATAGCCAATGCCGATGTTGTCAGGCACGGCCTGCGAACAGCCGATGGTCGGGTCGTAGGCCACACCATTCGGGCACGTGCCGGTCCCCGTCGCCGGAGCCGGCGCGTATCCGACATTCAGCGGTTCCCGGTACAACGTGTAAGTGGGTGCGACCGTGTTCTCGAGCAACGTGAAGATGCACGAGTTGATCGCTCCGCCCGGCTGAGCGCCGAGGTAATTGACCGCAAACAGAACCGGACCAATGGCGTTACACGCATCGGCTTGCGTGTAGAACGTCTGGGCATGGGGTTCATTATCGATGTACCACACGCGCACCTGCGGGCCCGTACTCTCCGGCGGCGTCACCGGCGGGTTGTAGATCATCGACTGCTGAAGGGCGTCCCAGTGCTCATGGGCTGCGTTCAATGCCGCCGTCAAGGCGACCGATGCGACGACGCCAACGAGGCCCGCTCGCAGGCCACCGATCGCGCTTGCAGCCAAGTCGTTCGCGGCAACACGCGTCGCGACCGTCCCTGCCATTCGAAACGGTGTTCCGGCCTGACTCACGAGGCTTGC